CAGTGGAACCAATGCTTATGTAAAGGTTCTTTCACATGTTTCTGCTGCTGGAACAGAAACCGCAGTAGATTACCAACCATCTGGAGTTTATGCGTTCTCTGGATCTGGTAGCGTTGCGATTCACACTTCTGGTCAGTCAGTTGCTGCTGGATCGACATCCTATACTTCACAGTTAGACTGGTTCGATCAGCAAACAATTTCGCTGTCCAACAATACGGCGATTTCCTGGAACAACATTGCCGATCGTCCTTCAACCTCATCATTTGCCGCAGCAAGAAATTCAAGATTCGACGAAGTTCATGTTGTTGTTATCGATGATAAAGGAACCGTAAGCGGTAATGCTGGAACCATCCTCGAAAAGCACTTGAGTCTTTCCAAGGCAAAAGATGCCGAGTATTCTGTAGGATCCCCATCTTACTGGAGAAAGTATCTCGCATCTAATTCGCAGTACATCTTTGGTGGATCTGCTCCTGCAGGAATCACAACCACTGGATTTAGTTCAGGATTTACTCTTGCCACTGACACTGGTTGGGATCAAGATACCGATTCAATCCTCTTTGGTGCCACTGGAGCAAACACTCTGACTCTTGCTGGTGGTAAGAACTATGATGCTGGAACAGATATCACTGCCAGTGGAGCACTGACCTCTACTATTGGCGGACTGTCTACTGGCTACGATCTATTCGCAAATAGCGAAGAGTATGAAGTAGATTTCCTCCTTATGGGATCTGCCAATTATGCTAAAGAAAGTGCCCAGGCTCTTGCCAATAAACTGATTTCAGTTGCCGAAGAAAGAAAGGATGCTGTAGCATTTATTTCACCATATAGACTCGCATTCTTGAGTGATGGAACTGTCGGAACCGTAACGGTCAATTCGGCAGCAGACATTACCAACAATGTAATCAGTTTCTACTCACCAATCACTTCTTCATCATACGCAATCTTTGACAGTGGTTACAAGTACATGTATGACAAGTTTGCTGATACATTCAGATATGTTCCTCTGAACGGAGATATTGCTGGTCTTTGTGCCAGAACAGATATCAACAACTTCCCATGGTTCTCACCAGCAGGAACAACCAGAGGTGCTATCCTTAACGCAGTAAAACTCGCATATAATCCTTCCAAGTCACAAAGAGACAGACTGTATTCTAACAGAATCAACTCTGTAATCTTTACTCCTGGTTCTGGAATCGTTCTCTTCGGAGATAAGACTGGTCTTGCCAAGTCTTCTGCTTTCGACAGAATCAATGTTCGTAGATTGTTCATCTACCTGGAAAATGCGATCTCCGCTGCTGCTAAAGATCAACTCTTCGAATTCAACGACGAAACGACAAGAACAAACTTTGTAAATATTGTCGAACCATTCCTTCGTGATGTTCAGGCGAAGAGAGGTATTCAGGACTTCAGAGTTATCTGTGACGAAACCAATAACACGGCAGCAATCATAGATAGCAATGAGTTTGTTGCTGATATCTTTATCAAACCTGCTAGATCAATTAACTACATTGGATTGACCTTTGTCGCCACCAGATCTGGTGTTTCATTTGAAGAAATTATCGGAACCGTTTAATTTTTAGAGGTATCTAACAATGGCATTAAGAACAATTTCAGATTTTAAAGCAAGACTTAAGGGTGGTGGTGCAAGACCCAATCTCTTCGAGGTTGAGTTAGTGTTCCCAACAGCAGTCGGCGGTCTAACTGGAGCAAGTAATGATCTGGCAAACTTCCTTGTAAAAACAGCGGCACTTCCCGCTTCAAATGTTACTCCTATTGATGTGGCATTTAGAGGAAGAGTGCTAAAGGTTGCTGGAGACAGAACCTTTGATACCTGGACGGTTACCGTAATTAATGATACCGACTTCGCTATTCGTCATGCTTTCGAGAACTGGATGAACAAAATTAATAATGTTGAAACTGCTCAAGGATTAACTGATCCTACATCATACATTGCCGATGCTTATGTTCATCAACTCGATCGTGATGGGGAAAAGTTAAGAACCTATAGATTCCATGATGTTTTCCCAACTAATGTTTCCCAGATTGATCTTTCATACGATACAACCGATACCATTGAAGAGTTCACTGTAGAACTACAAGTTCAGTGGTGGGAAGCAACCAGAGGAACAGCACCTGGCGCAGGTGGAGATGACATCAAGTAATAAATAGTTAAAATAAACGGTTTTAAATTTATAAAATGGCAAAACTCTTTGGATTTTCAATTGACGATTCTTCACAAAAACCGGATTCTGTAGTATCCCCCGTCCCTCAAACCAATGAGGACGGGGTTGATCATTATATTGCGAGTGGTTTTTATGGTCAATATGTAGATATTGAGGGCGTATATAGAACAGAATTTGATTTAATCAGAAGATATCGTGAAATGGCACTTCACCCAGAGTGTGATGCTGCCATCGAAGATATTGTAAATGAAGCAATTGTTAGTGATCTTTACGATTCTCCCGTAGAGATCGAACTATCCAATGTAAATGCAAGCGATAAATTAAAGACTAAAATTAGAGAAGAGTTTAGACACATCAAAGAAATGATGGACTTTGATAAAAAGTCCCATGAAATTTTTAGAAACTGGTATGTTGATGGTAGACTTTATTATCTAAAAGTTATTGATATAAAGAAACCTCAAGATGGGATTCAAGAGATCAGATACATTGATCCCATGAAGATGAAGTTTGTCAGGCAAGAAAAGAAGACAAACAAAAGAGATATTGGGGCACTCGAAACTCCAACGGATATCAAGAAGCAAGTATATCCAGAAATTGAAGAGTACTATGTATATACTCCAAAACCAAATTATCCTACTGGAGTATTCTCTTCATCCGCAAGTAGCAAAGGATCGATCAAGATTGCCAAAGATTCTATCACTTATGTAACTTCTGGTTTATTTGATAGAAACAAAGGAACTTGTCTGTCATATCTTCATAAGGCAATCAAATCTCTCAATCAACTTCGTATGATTGAAGACTCACTTGTTATTTACAGATTGTCAAGAGCACCAGAAAGAAGAATTTTCTATATTGATGTTGGCAATCTTCCAAAGGTAAAGGCAGAGCAATACCTTCGTGAGGTCATGTCTCGCTATAGAAATAAACTTGTTTATGATGCTTCAACTGGCGAAGTTCGTGATGATCGCAAGTTTATGTCTATGATGGAAGACTTCTGGCTTCCAAGAAGAGAGGGTGGTCGTGGTACAGAAATCACAACCCTTCCCGGAGGACAAAATCTTGGAGAATTAACTGATGTTGATTATTTCCAGAAAAAACTTTATAGATCTTTAAATGTTCCAGAATCAAGAATCGCCAATGATGGTGGATTCAATCTTGGAAGATCATCAGAAATCTTAAGAGATGAACTTAAGTTTTCCAAGTTTGTTGGTCGTTTAAGAAAGCGTTTTTCCAACATGTTCAATGATATGTTGAGAACGCAATTGATTCTTAAGAATGTTATTGCTCCAGAAGATTGGGAAAAAATTAATGATCATATCCAATATGACTTCTTGTATGATAATCAGTTTGCGGAGCTCAAAGAGTCTGAAATGTTAAATGACAGGCTCGGACTTCTCTCAACGATGGAACCATACATTGGTAAGTATTTTTCTGTTGAGTATGTTCGTAAGAGAATTCTTCGCCAGACTGATCAGGAAATTATCGATATTGATACCCAAATCGAACAAGAGATTAAGGATGGAATTATTCCAGATCCAAGTAGTGTGGATCCAATTACCGGAGAACCATTGCCTCAAGAAGGTGAGGTTGGATTAATGGGTGATGTTCCACAAGAACCAGATCTCAATCAACAAGCAGCGGATACTGACGCACAATTACAAAAAGATACCAAAAAAGCTGAAATATAAATAACCTTGAAAACAATAGGATGTTAAATGGAAGATTTAATTGACTTGATTGCGACTGATTCATCTCCAGCAGATATATCGGATACAATTAAAAATGCGCTATATGCAAAAGCAGCAGAAAGAGTAGACTCCCTAAAACCAGGAGTCGCTTCCGCTATGTTTGATTCTGATGATTCGCAGGAACAGGAATAACTAAATAACTAATATAAACTTTTGAGTAGATATGTCCGCCTTTAAAATAGTTCAAAAAGTTGCCAAAGTTAGTGGGGGTTCCACTAGCGGTCCAATTGCTTTACAATCTGGGCATATAAGAATTGCTCCAGAATCAGATGCTTATGTTGAAATTGGATATTCCCCAACTATTAGTACTTCTACAAGTTTGTGGATAAAGGCGGGTGAAGTTGTAGTTCTAAAAGAACCTGTCAGATCTCAAAATGTTGCTGGAGTAACCACTGGTTCTTCAACAACGGTAACTTTCCCAGGAGGAACTGGTTCTTGCGTTGATGTTGGAGACTTTGTTGCTCTGACTGGAATTCAACCAGCAGGAATCAATACAAACTTTGCTCAAGTTACCAGTGTTTTGAGCACTGATCCAAGAAACGGGTATCAGTCAGACAGAATTGTTCTTAACTGGGATACATCAGCAATCACCGGGGTTATTACTGCTACCAGTGGTGCTGAAATCAGAAAAGCGGTTAAGGTTGCCACAAGTTCAGGTGGAGACACTCATATCACAGAAGTTCAAATTACTAATTCCCTCTAATGAAACTCATCACAGAAGAAATTTCATCGGTAAAATTTATCACCGAAGGCAAAGGATCTGCCAAGAGATGTTACATTGAAGGTGTTTTCCTTCAGGGAGACATTACTAACAGAAATGGAAGAATGTATCCTATGGAAACTCTTTCCCGTGAGGTAAAGAGATATGATGAAAATTTCATTCAGAAAGGTCGTGCTCTTGGAGAACTTGGACATCCAGATGGTCCAACAGTAAACCTTGATCGTGTATCACATAAGATTGTTTCTCTTACTTGTGAGGGAACTAATTTTATCGGTAAGGCACAGATTCTGTCAACCCCAATGGGTAAAATCGCAGAATC